AAACATTGTGTGATATTTTTGCAACAAGGAGATGTGAATGAATGAAGGGAAACTAAGGGGGGAGCAAGATAGGGGTGAACGCGCAAAAGCATTGCTTCGTGACCCTCTTATCTTGGAAGCGTTTAGTAAGTTAGAGGAGACTTACTTGGATGCTTGGAAAAATCCCTCGTCATCTGCTGATGAACGAGAAACGCTATTTCAGATGTACCAAGCACTAATGGTGGTGCAAGGCCATTTGAATGAGGTTGTCGAGACAGGCAACTTAGCAAAGATAGAGCTAGGCTCTTAAAGATTTATAGAGGAGAAACGAAATGAGCGATGAACCCAGCACCCTGTTAGGAACTGGAGAGTCACTTAGTAAGGGTCAAGCTGTTGACCTTCTCTTGAACACCAACGCCCCTGAAGAGGCAAGCGGAGATGCTCAAGAGCCTGTAGCCGAAGTTGAAGAGGCCGTTGAGGTCGAAGAAACTGAGGCGACATCTGAAGATGAATTTGAGGTTGAGGACGCGCAAGAGCTATCCGAAGCTGATGAGGATTATGAGGATGATGAAGAGTATGACGTTGACGTATCTGAGATTGAAGAAGTCGAAGACGAGACAGAATACTACACTGTGAAGATTGATGGTGAAGAGAAGAACGTCACTGCTGACGAACTTGTCAAATCTTATCAGTTGGAACAGGCTGCACAAAAGCGGATGCAAGAAGCTGCTGAGATTCGCAAGAACTCAGAAGCAGAGGTAGCCGCCCTAGCGCAGCAACGAGAGCAGTATGCTCAGGCTTTGCAATCGTTAGAAGGCCACTTAAACAACGCTGAAGAGCAACCCAAAGAGTATTGGGATAATCTCTATAGCGAAGACCCGATGGAGTATATGCGTCAACGTGAGGCTTATCGTGACCGTAAGGAAGCGATGGAAAAAGTAAAAGCTGAACAGGTGCGTGTACAGGAAGAACGTCAGCAGGAGTTTGTGCAACAGCATCAAGCTCACTTGGCAAAAGAGCAAGAGAAACTTCTTGAAGCCTTGCCAGACTGGAAAGACCCTGACGTTGCAGCAAAAGAGAAGCAAGCTATTATCTCTTATGCTCAACGCAACTTAGGTTTTTCTGAAGCTGAACTTGCTGCCACATCGGATAGTCGAGCGGTATTGGCACTTCGCAAGGCGTATCTTTACGATGAGTTGATGGCTAAAAAGCCAGTAGCTGAGAAGAAAGTAAAGAAAGCCCCGAAGGTCACTAAGTCAGGCAAACCAACGACCAAAGCTCAAGCTAATGCTAATCGTAAGAAACAGGCACTTGAACGCCTAAATAAATCTGGCAGCAAAGAAGATGCTGTCGCCGTACTATTAGAGAGAATGAGGTCTTAAAATGGCACAATTTACTACAGCCAACGCAGTTGGTGAACGGGAAGACCTGAGTGATGTAATCACTCGCATCGACCCAGATGAAACTCCAATTTTTTCTGCTCTGCGGAAAGAAACTGGTAACGGTGTATTTGTCGAGTGGCAAGTACAAGAATTGGCTGCTGCCGTAGCAACCAACTACCAAAACGAAGGTGCTGACGCATCATACGCAACCCCGACAGCTACGACTCGCCTCGGAAACTACATGCAGATTTCACAGAAAGATGCACAAGTTTCTGGCACTCTGGACGCTGTTGATAAGGCGGGACGTGATGCGGAAGTCGCATACCAAAAAGTTCTTAAAGGACTTGAGTTGCGCCGCGACATAGAAAAGTATCTGAACTCAGATACGGCTCGTAGCGCATCTGACCCGCGCAAAGCTGGTACTCTGTCAAGCTGGATTACCAATGTAGATGATGCCTCTGGCACTTCTGCTGCTACTGGTGATGGCACAGACGTACCTGATATGTCTGGTACGAACCGCGCACTGACTTTGGCTCAGATTGATAACGCCATGCAAGCTGCTTACACCGATGGTGGTCAGCCGAACATGCTCGTTGTTTCTCCTGCCAAGAAAGCTACCTTTAGCGACCTGAACAGTGGTTCAGTTGCTACCAACCAAATCAACTATACTGCTCCTCGTGAGGCAGCTATCGTTGGGTCGGTTTCGCTGTATCTCAGCGACTATGGGCAGCTTGATGTGGTCATTGACCGTTTTGCCTCAGATGACCGCGTGTATCTGCTCGACAGTGACTACGCAAGCATCTGCACACTTCCCAACCGTAACTTCACGGTTGATGATTTGGCTAAAACGGGTGACTCAGAGAAGTTCCAAATCATTACGGAATTTACTCTGAAAGTATCTGCACCAAAAGCTCACGGTGCGGTTTACGACCTGTCGTAAGTCTTCAGGGGGTAGCCTCGGCTACCCCCATTACTTTCGGGGAGAAAGATGAAGAAGAGACTTGTTACGTCTGACCCTCTTTCTGGCAAAGAAACGTGGGCGCATTTTAACGAAGATGGCAAGATTATTTACGAGAGTAAGCAGAACGTAGACGCTATGCTTTCTCGTAACAGGGAAGAGAGAAACAGCTACAGGCAAGACTCTCTGATTGGTAATACACAAAAACACCATCAGAAGGTTGCGGAAATACCTTCGGCTCTGTATCATCAGCTTATTAAAGAATTGGGTGAACCAAAGCATAATCCGAAGGCTTGGAAGAAGTGGCTGAATGATTATGACAACAGGTTCTTTAGAACTGGCGGCGGCAACGTATAATGGCTATCACAAATTATTCTGAGCTAAAAACATCTATTGCCAACTTTTTGGCTCGTGATGATTTGACCACGCAAATTCCAGATTTTATATCTCTTGCAGAGTCTCGCATGTCTCGTGAGATGAACGCCCGTAGTCAAGAAAAGAGAGCTACGGCAACTCTTGTGGGTGGTGACGCATACGTTTCTTTGCCAACAGACCTGCGTTCTATACGCTTGGTTAAGCTAAACACATCGCCTAAAGAGGTTCTTGAGTATTACACACCAGCAAAGCTGGATGAGTTGTATGCAAGCAATGCACAAGGTAAGCCTCGTGCGTATACTATTATCGGCGGTGAGATTAAGTTTGCTCCAGAGCCTGACTCATCGTACACTGCAGAAATTGTGTACCAAGAGGGCGTGCCAGACCTTTCTGATATCAATACTACCAATGAGATACTAACTCGTCATCCAGACGCATATCTTTATGGTTCTTTGGCTGCGGCTAGTGTATATTTGATGGACGACCAGAAGACTACTGTGTATGAACAGTTGTTTACACGGGCTATTGATGAAGTTAAGCGCGAAGAAGAGCGGAGCAAGCAAGCTGGCTCTGCGCTTCAAATGAAATCTGATTACGGAGAACTGACATGAGCGCAATGAGCGATTATCTTGAGAACAAGTTTCTCGACCACTTTCTTGGAACGTCTAGCACGTCCTCGCCATCTAATGTTTATGTTGCACTGCACACTGCCGACCCCACAGATGCTGGAACGGGCACAGAAGTAAGCGGGAATGGATATGCTCGTCAAACCATTACTTTCGGTGCTGCTTCGTCTGGTACTGCTTCTAATAGTGGTGCCGTTGAGTTTCCTGCTGCTTCTGGCGGTGCCTTTGGAACGATTACTCATATTGGCCTTTGGGATGCGGCAACGAGCGGCAACCTTCTTTTCCACTCTGCGCTAACCACATCAAAAACTATCGCTGACGGTGACATCTTTAAGATTGCTGCATCAGGTATTGACATTACGGCAGCTTAGTTATGGCTGACATTGTAGGGCCAAACCTTGAGCAGCTTGATAACTGGGGTTACTTAGAGCAACTACCTAATCAGGCTCTTGACGCTGCGTTTTGGAATACATTAGCCCTGCGTGAAGGTGAGGCTACACCTTCTGTTTCAGCAACTGTATCATCATCTGGTATTAGGATTCAGTTTGGTGCCTCAACACCGTCTGTATCGTCCACAGTAACGTCAGAAGGCATAAGAATACAGCTTGGTGAGGGTAGCCTAAGCGTTGCCGTTACAATCACCTCAGATGGTATTAGAGTACAGTTTGGCGCATCTTTAGTTGTTGGCCCAGCCACGATGACTGCTGCTGGCGGTCTTCTTGCAACAGGTGCTGCAACTCCTGCTACTCAGGCAATTATTGCTGCTGTTGCTACTGGTCAGTTTGATGGTGCATCTTCCTTGTCTGCTGTTATTTCTGTTGGAGAAACAGATGTAGAGATTTTAGGCGAAGACTGGTCTATAGTTAGCGAAGGTGGTGAAACGTGGACAGAGGTGTCTGAAGGGACAGAGATTTGGACTGTTGTTTCTGAAGGCTCTGAGACTTGGGGTGTGCAATGATTAAGCTAGGACAATTTTTACCTGACCAGCCTCCGTATAAAAATGCTGGAGCTACTGTAGCAACTAATGTTGTTCCTGCCGCAAACGGGTATACAAACTTTCCTGATGTTCTGCCGTTTTCTGGGGCAACAAACAAATTTATCCGTGGAATGTTTGCTGCAAAGGATGACTCAGCCTCTGCTGCAATATATGTTGGCGATGAAAACTCTCTTTACAAATTTGACGCTACGGATTCGAGTCTTGACGATATTTCAAAAACATCTAACGCATCTTACTCAACGGGCACTGGCTACGTCTGGCGGTTTGTCCAGTTTGGTGAAGATGTTATTGCCACTAATTATAGTGACCCTATCCAAACAATTGCAGCAGCAGGGGGTGGTCGATTTTCTGATTTAGGCGGCTCTCCACCTAAAGCACGTTTTATTGCTGTTGTGCGTGACTTTGTGATGTGTGGCTATACCAACGACACGACTGATGGCGAAAAGCCCTACCGTGTTCGATGGTCTGGCATTGGTGATTATGATAGCTGGGCTGTTGACCCGAACACACAGGCAGACTTTCAGGACATCTCAGATATGGGTGCTGTTACTGGCCTTGTTGGTGGTGAATATGCAACGATTCTAATGGAGAAGGGAATTGTACGCGCACAGTATGTTGGTTCGCCGCTTGTTTTTGAATTTGATAAAGTTCAGTTGCAACGTGGCTGTAAGGTTGCTGGTTCTGTTGCCGCTCTTGGTCGCAATGTATTTTATCTTTCTGACGATGGTTTTTATGTATTTGACGGTAGCTCTTCTAAACCCATTGGAGCAGAGAAGGTAAACAGATTCTTTCTTAAGAGGTTTCAGTCTAACAACGCCGCGCGTATGAGTGCTGTTGTTGACCCATCTCGTCAGATTGTTGTGTGGTCTTACCCTAGCGTTGACTCTGGTGATGGCACACCTGACGAGCTTATTATTTACAACTATGCGATAGATAGCTGGAGTACCGCAAGTATTGGCTTGGATGCAATGGCACCTCTATTTACGGCTGGCTACACGCTTGAGGGTCTTGCTACCATTTCCACCAACTTGGATACACTGCCTAGCTCTCTTGACTCCGCAGTTTACAAGGGTGGTGAGTTTTTCTTTGCTGGAGCAAAGGACAAGAAGATTCAAACTTTTACGGGTGATAATTTGAACGCGATTGTAGAGACTGGTGAGTTTGACATGCAGGCGGGTAAAAGCTCTCTTGTGAATGGTATTATCCCATACATTGAAAATGATAGTGGTTCACCTCTTACCGTTACTGCTCAGGTTGCCTCTAGGGACTCTGGCAATGCCGAAGTTACCTTTGGTACAGCATCGACCCTAAACACTGACAACTTCTGCCCTGTGCGCTCTTCTGGTCGTTTCCATCGTGTTCGCTTGAACCTGAGCGGAAGTTGGACAAATGTTCAAGGTATTGACGTTGATGGTCAGGTTAGAGGCCGCAGGTAATGGCTAATCAGTTCCGCAATCTTCCCAAAGAGGGTGGTTCACCGCGTCAGATTTCTGAAGTGGTGAATAACATCATGGAGGGCAAGATTAACAGCACAGGAACATTTACGGCTGCAAGCGGGACAACATCAACCACTGTGACTGACCGCCGTGCTAGTGTTAATAGCGTTATTTTGTTTGTTGGCCTTGACTCTCCCGTGCCAATGGCAGCTTTGTTGTTGGTCACAAAAATCATGGTCATAACAGCAGTATTGCATACGTTATAATAGGTTGATGATTTACAGAGGGGAAAGCAAAGACTGGGGAAAGGCTAAGGGATACCTTGTTGATGCCTTAGAGTACAGCGATGGGATGCTTGATATAGATGATATCAGGGACATGCTGGCTAGAAATCAAGCAGATTTATGGATGGGCAAAGATAGCGCGATAGTTACTCAGGTTATTGAAAGTCGTCTAGCCAAGGCCCTTCTTTATCATCTTGCTGGCGGCGATTTGAAAGAGTTAGCTGAAATGACAAAACACATAGAAAACTTGGCAAAAGATAAGGGCTGTAGTAAAGTGTTGATAAATGGGCGTGCTGGCTGGGGAAAAGCCCTTGGCGGCTATAAAGAACGCTCTAGGGTTTTTGA